TTCCAGACCCCAAACATGGTCGGAAACTCCCGCTTCCATAGCTGGGGTAACGCGCAGGGTTTTGTGGATTCGGCCGAAGTTGTAATACATAAAATGCAGGGCTACAGCGTGGGCGTGGTTTTCCACCTTTTTGCTGAAGGCATTTGTCAGGCGGGTAAACCGGCGCATTGACATCACCTCCTTTTTCGGGGATGATTTACGTGTTGCGCACGCACCCCGAAGTTTGTTGGATAGATCGCCAGACGCACTTCCAAACGTGTGTCAGCCTCGGTTCGTATTCGTGAACTTTCTCAGGGTCTAGCGAATACGAACCTTGCTTCCAACCCCTGTCATGCTGTGTATTAAACAGGGGCTGCATTCACTACCGGCTCGAGGCCATCGTCGCAATAGTTGAATACAGTCCACAATTTTCACCCGGACAAAAGCCCGTTGATAACAGCCGTTTGGGTTTGCCCGGTTTCAGATATTCTCCTTTGCAGTACCGCGTTAGATTCGGGCGATAATTCCACAAGGATTTTTTTACCACCAGCGGCTTTTATTGCCGTGCCTCGCGCGCGGTACAGTTGAGATCGGTTTTCGTATATTTTTTTCATGTTCTTACCCTCGTTTGATTGCTGAAAATACTTTGCCCATTGCCTCAATGCGCGTGATGCCGTGGGTTTTCATACTTCACCCCACGCTTCAGCCAATTTTCTAGTACAACCATTTTGTAGGTTTGAAATAACCATAAAACCTTTTTCGCGAATCTGCCACACTGCTAGCCCTTCTAACTCGGTAAATTTTTCGCGGATTATCTGAAGGCCAACATGCTCATACTGTGAACCATAGCCATATTGCAAGCGAATGATTGCTAGGGGCTTGCTGTATTCCCCGTCCAGAAAAACACGAACAGAAAAATAACTATTGCCATTCTGCTTGTCGTACCATTCCTTAGCCTGTATCTCAATAACGTGTTTTGTTGGTGTAGCTTTAATGCCGATTGAATTACTCATGTTCGTTTCCTCTCGTTTGCCCGGAGCCGCCGGGCGCGGTGATTAAAATAACTCCAGCCACTCTGGATATCTCACTCTGCATTATTTTTATCAGCACTCACAGATAGTAAACTCTGCTGTTGTTTGTGGCGCCGGTGGCGTCCCGATCCCTTTTTCGCCAGTCAATGAAACTGTATATCTGCAAAAGGTTTCACCCGTGTCCCTGTTAAGCACCAAAGATGCTTTTTTACCTGCGATTTTCATGCTGTAAAATTCTTGAGTTGCGTTCATGTCTCTATCCTCTATTTGTCCGGTGCGTTTGCATCCGGTACAGTTGCTATAATACATAGATATATAGTGCATAGCAACTATCCTTTTAGACTGTGTTAGACCAACAGACAGCGATGATTAGACCAAAACGATATATGGATTTACGCGCCCTGGCTATTGCGCATAGACAATCAGCCGTGGATAATCGTTATCAGGTCGGGGGCGCAGGCCGTGGAATTGGAAGGCAACCACGGAGACGGCGAAACTTGTGAGCGCATAGCCCGCTGTGATGATTGATTAGTCAGCACAGCATAGACATCAATTCAATACCGACCCAGAACCACACGTAATCGCCAGTCGCTAACCAACGGCAACACAGTGCCATGTAAGGTGCTCACCCGAACACTTTACACTTTGGCATAGATTGTAAAGTATTAAAGCAATCACAAACGCAATGTAATAGTTATCCACATTTTCTGTGTGTAAGTGTGTGGATGTCATGTAGATGGATTATGTTAAATATGCGACAAAATGGTGCAGTTTTATATTAGCCAGATTATGTTAAATTGCTTTTTGGATCAACAGACTTGAATTTCTATATTGAAAAACCTTGATTTTGGCTTAAAGTGGTGTTGAAATGATGATTGAAAGGCGCTTTTAATCCAAAAGTGGTGTGATTTCCCAGATTATGCCTATTTTGCATAAGTAATCAGGATTATGTTAAGTGAAGCCTATATCAACATTCTTCAATATAGACTGGAGCAAGCAATGATCATGCCAAAGTGCATAAGAATTGGTGAGTTAGTAATCACTACTGATTCGGTAATCAGGCATGATGCGGCGCTTGTATATCAGTCTGGTGTCAAGCGGGGATTATGCTTAGGCAGGCAAATGGCGCTGGATGCTATCAAGGATAGCTGTAGTTCTGCAAAGTATCGCCAGCTATCTGCATTGATCAATGATGCCAAGCCGTCACATGTAAGCCAGCTATCACATCAATCATAATTTGGCATAAGCATGGAAGTAGATATGCGATTCTGGAATATGGCATGGCACCCCGATGGGGGGCTTATCATGGGAGATGGTACGTGTATACCACGCACACAGTAATCTTCCATAATTTTGAATATTGATGATTTATACCACGCATACAGTATTTATCTGATATTTCAAATAACGCTTATTGATGCCACGCATACAGCAACTTTCCGGAATTACCGGATGGTTCAACTATTAAGGATTGCTTAATGGTTGCCTGTGTAATATCATGATATTTCCAACAGACAGACCTATCCCAATGGCGGTTTTATAACTTTTAGTTCTATGATATTATCCAGCTTCAATCAACCGGAGTTTATTTATGGCCAAGTCTATGAAGGGCATTCCGCCCAAAGTCACTACTGAAGACCTGAAGAAGATGAGTCCTCGCAAGGCTCAGGGTTACAAGAACATGCCGAAGAAGAGTGGCCGTGGCCGGTGAGTTCGATATTTGATTTTAAGCCGGACGGGTATCGTTCATACTCAGCGTGGAGTAACATATTTGTTTCACGGTACAAGGATGGTTGTTGTGGTTACTTTGTTTATGAATCGAGGCTTGCCGGTTTAATCTTCAGGATTATTTTCTTCCCATCTATCATCACCAAGATTCTGGATAGGAAGTATCAGTGGTGGGCTGGAAACAAAATACCTTTCCGTGATAGTGACGGGATTGGGTATGTTGGTAGTGGCGGCATCACTTATCAGATTATGCCTGATGGCAGCCACAAACTGCTGACAAAGCGGGTATGGCTTGCCAAGATACGGCATTTTATGCTCGCTCCATATTTTTGGTCTCTAAAGAAAATCGGTTGATTCATGGCTGGGAAGAAAGGGCAGAAGTCTGGTACTAATCCAGCCAGTTGGAACAACAAGGCCAAGAAGTGCAAGCCTTGGGAAGAGGCATTGGGTCGCTTGCTTGAAATCCACAGACCTGCCGACCAGAGGAAGAAGCTGGATGCCTTGGCCAAGGTTGTTTATGACTTGGCTATGGATGGCGATATGGGGGCTATTACCGAGATAGGGAACCGGCTGGATGGCAAGGCCAAGCAATCGGTTGAGGTTGTCGATGAAGGTGATTCATTGTTGTTGAAGACCGTCATTGGTGTAACTATGGATAAGAATGAAGCCGCCCAGATTTACCGGAATATGATGAAAACCATCCCATCAAGCCCAGAGACTCTTGTTATTGACCAACAGGGAAATCCTGTTTGAATGACATAGTTTCCGTACTATCTGCAAGGCAAGCCCGTCTTTTGCAGATGCGCAGTAGCCGTGAATTGTTTGCTGCTGCTGTATCCCACTACAAAGAAACCCCAGCTGACTTTATCAATGATTGGTGTATTACCTATGACCCCAGGGTTAGTCCACCTATCATGCCGTTTGAGCTGTTTCCTAGACAGCGCGAATTCATTGAATGGTTGAATGATCGGTATACAAAGAAAGAAGACGGGATCGTAGAGAAATCCCGTGATGTCGGGATGACTTGGCTGTGTTGTGCTTATGCCGTCTGGATGTGGGTGTTTGTACCGGGGGCAAGTATCGCCTTTGGTAGCCGCAAAGAAGACTATGTAGACCTTTCTGGAAATCCTGATTCAATCTTTGAAAAGATTCGGATGATACTCGATAACCTGCCGGTAGAGTTTCTGCCACCGGGGTTTGACATGCGCAAGCACGCGCCAAACATGAAGATTATAAACACGGATAGCGGCAGTAATATCAAGGGTGAGGCCGGGGATAACATCGGTCGTGGTGGACGTAGCTCCATCTACTTTCTCGACGAGGCTGCTTTTATTGAGCGGCCTGACATGATCGAAGCAGCCCTTTCCATGAACTCGGATGTGAAGATTTCAGTTTCTACTCCAAACGGGATAGGGAATCCTTTCTACCGCAAACGCCATAACGGGAACTTCCCGGTATTTACATTCCGGTGGTCTGATGATCCACGTAAAGATGAAGTATGGTACCGGAAGCAGAAAAGGCTCCTTGACCCTGTTATATTCAATCGGGAGATCGAGATTGACTATAACGCCTCGGTCAATAATGCACTGATTGACGGCACACTTGTCCGTGAGGCTATGAGGAACAAGGTCACTGATATATTTGGCAAGAATGACATCAACCATGCCCCTGTTGTCCTCGGTGTTGATGTGGCTCGGTTTGGTAGTGACAGGACGGTTATCTGCTGTAGGCAGGGAAGGGTAGTACACTGGTTCCGAACATTCACCAAGCTTGATATTGAGCAGGTAATTGGACAGGTGATGACGGCAGTTAAATCCGTCAAGGTCAATGCCATATTTGTTGATGTTGTCGGGATTGGCGCAGGGGTCTATGACGGCCTGACCCGCAAACATGACTGTGTTTATGCTGTCAACGGCGGCAGCAAGGCAAATGATAGCGAGAAGTATTACAATATGCGTGCCGAGATGGGAGCCAAGATTCGTGAATGGCTTGAAGATGCGCCTGTAGTCCTTCCGAGTAGCGGTGACATCCATGCTGATTTGTGCGCCCTTCAGTATGATTATGACAAGGAGGGTAGGCTTGTCCTTGAGAAGAAGGAAGATGCCAAGAAGCGGGGCGTAAGGTCTCCTGACCACTTTGATGCTCTGGGGCTAACTTTTGCAAGGAATGTTTCGGCAGAGGATTTTGAGGAAGAAGAATTTTACCATGACAACACACGTGACAGACTGACTGGATATTGATATGCGCCAGAAAATTGATACCCCATACAAGGTTGGCATCCTGCCAAAATACAACCATCTCATCCGCGAGGGTCGTGAGCTTGCAAAGGTAATCCCTGTTGACAGCACTTTTGACATCCCTTATGTCTGTGGCTATCCATTACGCCTGACGCAAGTCTATTGGGATAGGCACATGCCAAAGACCATGATGTACAAAGGCCGCACCTATTCGTTAAAAGTCCCGCTATGCACCCACGAATGCGTTGAGAAGCTGCTTGAAGATGCCTTTGACATGCCATACCTGAAAGCCCATTACATTGCGACAGATATTGAAAAGACTGTTGTCGATAAGATGGGCTTGCCGTGGGATATTTATAACAACTTCTGCAACAAGTTCATCAAGAAGATTGGTAGCGATGATATAAAAAGAGTGCCGCGTGATCTTGATTTGAAGCCTTATATTGACGAACACGATGCCAAAGATATTTCCAAGATGAAGGCGGCTATGGTACTATAACCCTAAATTTACTAATCAGTTGAGGAGGTTAATGTGTCTGATATTTGGGTGGTAAAGAAAAGCAATCACAACATAAGCAACCCCTCTACACGCAGGATACATAAATGGATAACTGCTTCTCCGGGGGTTATTAAGCTCGTGGCGGACGATAAAATCAAAGAAACAGAACCGAGATCAATCTATGATGCTCTCCGGGAGCGATATAAAAACTCGGGTGGTGTTATGCTGTATTGCCCATGTTATGAGTATGTATAACCGAAAGAGGTTAAAATGATAAGCAAAGAAGAGGTTTGTAATCTTAAATCACTGGTTACACCAACACATCACAAGCAAAGTAAATGTTATAATGTAACAAAATCAGGTATTTAAACACAAGCGGCTATGGTGTAAAGTCTTCCAATATAAAAGCATAAAAACCTCTTGCCCTTATAACATTTAATTGTTAGTATGCGCCAACCCACTGTCAGTTGGCGTTAAGAAATGGCAACGGAAATTTCCGATACCGAGTACCAAGACACCCCGCAAGAGGAATCCCCTGAAGAAATTCAGGAAGGCGAAGCTGACGAAACGCAAGAAGAAGAGCAGGCAGAACACGCTATTCCAAAGGCGCTGCAAGCTATTATTGACTCTGAAAACATCCTTGACGACCTGAGCGAAGAACTTGTTTCCTATGTGAAATCGCGAGTCTCAGAAGGTTACTCAATGGACGAGTTGTCAATGAGCGAATATATTGAAAAATACAAAAAGATAACAGACATTGCATCCATGAAGGATGAATCAGGAGATAAGACCTTCCCGTTCATTGGCGCTTCAAAGGTCATGCAGCCACAATTAGCCAAGGCGGCAATTGATTTCAGCTCGCGCATCCTTCCTGAGATTGTCAATGACAAAGACATAGCAAATGTTGTTGTTTGGGGGCGATCAACCCCTGAAAAGTCAGCCAAGGCAGAGCGCAGGGCATTGGCTATCAATTGGCAGTTACAGCGCGGCATTGACGGATGGGATGTCAGGATGGATAGAGGGCTTCTCCTGCTGCCAATCACAGGGCAGATATTCAAGAAGAAGTGGTGGGAAGGCGGGAAGATTAAGGAGTGCCTGATTGAATCGAGGGATATGATTTATGACCATGAATCAAACTCATTTAACGAAGCCCCCAGGAAGTCCCATATTTTTGAGCTTGACGCCAATGAATTTGAGTCAAAAGTGCGCAGGGGGCATTACACAATGCCTGAAAAGCACAATGATGCTGATGATAAAAGCATACGTAAGCAGATTGAAAAGCCTATCCAGCTAATCGAGTCACACTGTACTCTTGACCTTGATGACGATGGTTATTGCGAGCCTTATATTGTTACTTTTTGTGAATGCTGTGCTGATGTTGTCAGGATAGAAAAGCGATTCAGCGAAGATGATGTTGAAGTAGATGACGGGATTGTCATAGAAATCAAGGGAGAGGAATTTTTCACACAGATGGGCTTTATTCCATCGCTCGACAAGCCCGCTGTCTATATCGGGTGGGGCGAGTTGCTATACGACATCTTCCTGACGCTTAATACAATGGTACGGCAAAGTATCGATGCCGGTACTTTGGCGATTGTTGCAGGCTCGTCAGGATTTATCAGCAAGTCCGTGAATATGCCAGGTCGCACCAAATCCGGTCAGCTTGAGCTGATACAGGGGCAGCTTACCAAGGTTGAGGTTGGCTCAGGGCAAAGGATTGCTGACTTGATATGGACGCCTCCTTTCAAAGGAGTAGATCAGGGATTTTACCAACTCCTGCAAGACCTGAAAAACGAAATCAATATGTACACGGTTGCTTCTCAGTCCGTGGACTCAAAATCAGGTGATGCGGCATTGATGCACCTTGCAAAGCTATCCCAAGCCCTAAAGGTACCTAATGCTATCAACTCCAGAATAATGAGGTCTTTGACTGATGAATTTGTGCGCATTGATGACCTGATGCGCCGTTATTTGCCTGATGATAAGTACAGGCAGATTGTCAATTGGGAGCCTGAAATCCCTGCTCAGGTAAAACAACAGTACCGGCAAGCTATACAGCAATGGCAGCAAGTAGCCCAACAAGCACAGCAGAAAGGAATTCAGCCGCCGCCTCCGCCTAATAATCCGCAGGAAGTTGCTGACAGTATGGTTAATAAGGAAACGGACTTTGCCGAGGAGTTAGATATTATTACAACGGCAGACCCATCTCTTGGAAGCACAGAAGAGCAGATGTACAGGGCTGAAATTGTGGCTGAAAGGGCAAAAGAAGCTCCAAGCCTGTACAACCAATACGAAGCAGAACGTGCATTGCTTATTAAATCAGGCGTTGCTGACATTGACACTATCCTGCCAATGCCGAGCGGCCAACCAACACCGCAAGAGCAGTTGCAAATGCGCATTGCTTCTGCTGAAGCTGCTGTTAAAGAGGCCAAAGCGCAGAAAGAACAAATGTCCACCGAGATTGCTATGGTTGAAAACCATATTGAGCAGCGTAGGGCAAATCGTGATGACCAATTGCATGAAGCTGAGGTTGAGAATGTGCAAGCAGATACGATGCAGAAACTCAACGGCATTGACATGACAAAAGCAGAGATGGAGTTGGCAATCGAGGACTTGAATCACAGGCATATTGAGACAGCCTTAAAGGACGGTCAGGTTCATACCAAGATTGCTGCTGATATTGTAGCAAAAGCAACAGCCAAGCCGTCATCAAATGATTATCAAACTCAAGTCGCAAGTGGTTCGCAAGAATCACCTGATGTTTCACATGGAACAACTACAGGTAGAGTGATTGGTTATCACCCGCGTGTTGGTGAGATAACTGACCACGATATAGCACACACGGCAGAATTGCACGGCATCACTCCTGACAAAGTTGTTGAGGGGTTAAAGCAAATATGAGCCACGGGATTATTGGTCAAGCAAAGTTTGAATCAATGAGCAAGAGATTGCCGCGTGACTTGTTTCATGGGCAGCCTCACAAATGGTTAGAAAAGATTGGCTCTACATTCCCAGGCAGGGTTGTTGTTGCTAATCATCCAAAGCATGGGAATATCACTGAGGCAGACTTGAGCGTAACAGCGCACAACCACGGTCTGACGCGGGAGCAAGCACTCCAAGCAATAGTGTAAAGATTTACCAACAACCTAAGAGGGTTAATACATGAAAGTGAGAGCGGACGATGTAGCTATATGGATGAAAAACCCTGTAACGATGGTGTTACTTGAGTCAATAAAGGATGAATTAGATGCAAGCAGGGGGTATGTCTTATGTGGAAATTGCGTCACTACAGAGATGTATCAATTCAAGATGGGGCAGCTTGAAGCACTGGAATTGTTTTCATCACCGATAGATATGATGACTGAAAAAGGATATATCACGGAGGAAGAACCCAATGACGAGTAATCCAAAACCAACCGTTGATACTACAAAATATCCTACTGGCGCATTCCAAATATCCGGATACAGGGTTGTCATTGAAGAAATCCCTGTAGACAAGAAATCAAAGGGCGGAATTATCCTCGCTGTTGGCGATGAGCTTGACAGGATGCAGGGTGGCCAAACAATCGGGATTGTTGTCGCTATTGGTGGATTGGCTTTTACAAATACCGAGTTCTTTGCAGAAGGCGACAGGGATATGTATCCACTTGGGAGCCTTGTCATGCACAAGAAGTATGGTGGATATGCTTGGAAACTGGATAGTGCCGACCCAAATGCAACTCGGTTTCGCACTATTCCGGATACCGATGTAATCATGCTTGCACCTGAAAACTTATCATCAGAGGAAAACTTATGAGCGCAGAGATTGTTGGTGGAGAAGAAGTACATGATGGGATCGAGTCTCAGGAATCAGCAGAAGCTGGGCAGCCTGATGTTTCTGAAATCCCAGAGGATTACAGGCCATACATAGACAAGGACAAGTTTGAAAAGAACAAGGATACCTACAAGAAGGCATGGGAGTTAGGCCACAAGCCAAAAGAGCTGTGGGTTGCCGACGGTAAGGATGAGGATGATTGGTTTCCGCCCAGTGTATTTATCAAGCAGAGGGACGAGATAGAGCGCAATCACAAAATGGCTCGCGAGGTCAGTGATGCAAAAATGGCTGCTGAGGCGCTTATTGCAACTATTGAGCAAGATAAGCAGGCGGCAATAGCAATAGCTATCGCGGATCGCGAGGTACAGTTAAAAAAGGCAATTCAGGATGGCGATGCGCAGACGGCATCTAATTTGACCCGTGAAATTGACGCACAAAAGGCAGCAATACAGGCTCCATCTCAGGTTACGGCTAAGGCGGAATCAATACTCAATTCTGTCAAAAAGCAGAATCCATTGCTCGATAAGGACTCCCCGTCTTTCGATAGCGATGCGCTTGAGATGTTTGAGGCTGTTGCAAGGGCTAAGGGAGAAAGGATTATTGCTGCCAATAACGGGCAGCGATTGAGTGAGTCGCAATTCCAGAAAATACTTGGAGAGGCATCGGCAATGGTTAAATCAAAAATATCCGCACCTGCAAAGGTTATTCAAAAGGCACCAATTGTGTCCTCGGCTACGGTCAAAAAATCCCAGCCGACCGCAAAGCTAACTCAAAAAGACAGGGATATGATAGACCACCTATCAAATCTCCCCAATGGAAAGGCTATAGCTGAAAGATATAAACAAAATCGTCTTAATAACGCTTGACACTATCAAAAAGAGGTAATACCATGAAAGCCAGTGAAGATAAATTGTCAGACCTTGGAACAGATAACACTCTGTCAAGGACGAAGGAGCGGCACAGCTCATCAGATGCAACGTCATCTGGTAAGCGGGAAAGAAAGCGCCGTCCCAATGACACCATGTTTGAAGACCAGACGGTTATGCCGGAATGGGTGAATGACAAGTACCCTGACCATAATTTCTTCTGGGAGAATGATGAGAAGCAAAAAATCCAGATACGTGAAGGGCGTGACTGGGAGATAGTAAAAGATTCGTCAGGCAATCCTGTTACGAGACCGGGTGGAAGGTCAGAAACAACAGACAGCGTGACAATGGTTCTGATGGCAATTCCTGCTGAATGGTTCAAAGAAGACAACCAGAAAGCAGAGGATCAAATGCTAGAAAGAACGAACTCACTAAGAGGTGGTTCAAGCGAGTACAGCCAAGGCTTGTACAAAGCGCGTGACCCAAGTGAGATTAAGCGTCGGTAAGTCATAGTCCGAAAAGCCTCACAAAAGTTGCGTGCCAACACCAACTTAGTGAGGTTTTTTATGTCAAATGCAAACACCCCCTTTGGCTTTTTGCCATGCACGAAGTTTGGGGCACCGTATAACGGCGCTCTTCAACGAGTGTACTTCGCATCTACGGATGCAACCGCTTCATTCAAGGGCAGTCTTGTAAAACTGACTGGCGCAGTAGCTCCGGATGGTTATACACCTGTCGTAACTGTTGCATCACCGGGTGATGCGAAAATTGCTGGTGCTATTGTCAACTTCGCCCCGCAAATCGATGGTAACTTTACCGTATACAACCGCCCCGCTAACACAGCAGGGTACGGCTTTATCCCGCGTGACCCGCAAATGTTCTATCTGGTTCAGGAAGATAGTGTTGGCGGGAATATCCCGGTTACAACTGCCATCGGCCAAAACTGTAATTTCACGGCTGAATCAAGTACTGCATCAAATGGCAATTCAAACATGCAGCTTCAAAGCAGCTCGGCGGCCAATACAAACACGCTGCCGATTCGCTTGATTGGCCCATCGCTCCAGTCGGTCAACGACCCAACAACTGCCAGCTCAAATGGCAACTGGATCGTTATGATCAATTTGAGCGACCTTACAAACACTACTGGAACCTAAGAGGAGATAATTTATGGCACTTCCACAAGGCGGGATGATTTCCCAAGGTAGTGAGCAACGCGAGCTACAAGAAGGCATTCAAGCAATTGTTGATGAATTCAAGGCGTACCCGAAACAGTACGAACAAGTTTATCAGATTGTAAAATCCAAAAAGGCTTATGAAGTTGATGTGATCAAGAGTTCTCTTGGTCAGATGCAGCTCAAGCCTGAAACGCAGCCTATTGCGTATGATTCCTATGCAGAGGTTGGTGAGTACAAATATGTACCGAATGTATTTGCGCTCGGCGTTATTGTTTCAATGGAAGCATTTCGTGATAACCTGTATATGGATGTCGGCACTAAAAATGCCTACAACCTTACTCGCTCTGAGTTGGTTACTCGTGAAACGCTTGGTGCGCAATTGTTTGATTTTGGCTACGGCACAACCAAGTTTACCGCTTGGGATGGCCTGTCACTTTTCAACACGGCGCATCTGGTAGGCAAGGGCGGCACTTTCTCCAACCAACTGTCCACTCCAGCAACGCTGAACCAAACTGCAATTGAATCTGCGATTATTGGTATTGCCAATTTTGTCGATACTGGCGGAAATCGCATGATGGCAAAAGCAAAGAAACTTGCGATTCCGGTTAGCCAGCAATTTGCTGCTGAAAGAATACTGGGTTCTTTCCTGCAATCAGACAACGCAAACAACTCGATTAACGCCCTGCAATCTTTGGGTGTCTTTACCGAAGGCCGCGTAATTCTGAACTACCTGAACAACCAGACCAACTGGTTCATCACTACCGATGTTATGGATGGACTGAAGTGGATTGACCGTGATGAAGGCGAAGGCCAAGACAATGACTTTGGCACGTCTGACTATCGCTACAAACGCTGGTTCCGGTCTGCAAACGGCTGCTCTGATGTCCGTGGTGTATACGGCTCCGGGAATGCTGGCAGCTAATCTGGATAGGGGGCTGAAAAGCCCCCTTTTTCCTTAACACTTTCGGAGAAATTTATGAGTTCAATTACTAATTTTCCTAACGGCATTTCCTCTATGGGAATGCCTGTATTGCCTTCTGGCTTGTTCGGCTATAACTCAGTTGCGTGGTTTGTTGACCCGCTGAATGGCGCTGATGGCAATGATGGCCAATCGCCTTCAACCGCATTCCAAACCTTGTACCGCGCTCAATACGCTGCCGGTGAAGGCCGTAATGATACTGTCTACCTGATTGGCTCAATGACTGCTGCAAGCTCTACTGCTGGTACGGCTCGTCTGTCACTGGCAAATGCTGTTGCTGCATGGAATTCTTCTGGACAAACTGGTTCACAGCCAACCACGGGTACATTGACTTGGGCGAAGAAAGGCGTTCACCTGATTGGAGTATGCGCAGGCTCTAATAGCCCACGCGCTCGTCTTGCCCCGCCTACAGGAACTTACACCCAAGCGACATTCAACAGCGGTAACTTTGTTGTTGTTTCTGCTACGGGCTGCCGTTTCGCCAATATCGAGATTTACAATGGCTTCTCAACTGGCGGGACAAACCAAATCGCGTGGACTGATACAGGTGGTCGCAACCAATACGACAACTGCGCATTCCTCGGAATGAACGACGCTGCTTCTGGTGCCGATACAGGCTCACGCTCATTGAAAGTTGGCTCTGCTGGCTCTGGTGAAAACAGATTCAACAATTGCATTATCGGCGGTGATACAACCGACCGCTCTGTTGCAAATGCTTCGCTTGAGCTTGCCGGTGGAACTCCACGCAACAGCTTCAATGGATGCATTTTCCCGTCAAGGGCAACAAATGCTGGTGTCCTTGGTATTTTGGGCACTGGCGCAAGCTGCGTTGACCGCTGGAATGAGTTTAACGGATGCCGCTTCTACAATGACATCAAGTCAGGCGCAACCACGATGACTGTGTTGGCGTCATTTACGAGCGCGTCTCCCGGCGGCGATCTGGTATTCAACAACTGCGTTGCTGTTGGAATTACCAAGTTTGGCGATACCAACGCACTGGCAAACAGCTACATCAGCATGTCTGCTGCATCTGCTTCTGCTGGTGGATTGGCTGTAAATCCGAGCTGAGTTTGATATTATAGAGGGGTGTAAAAACCCCTCTTTTTCAAAGAATTTTAGGAGGCGCTATGCGTCCTGTCACAGTAGTTGTTGATTCAGCCGGTACTTTCCCATATTCAAGGTGGGTTGTGTTTAGCTCTTATTCGTGGCAGATGGGCATTGCGTGGAACGTATCTTTTGAGTTTGGCGCTACAGGTACTGTAAATATCCAGACTTCAAGCAGCAATCCAGAGGCATTCAGAAAAGCAAGTTTCACACGCTCAGGCACGACGCTGACGCTTATCTGTGTTGATGGAGACCAGCATGGCCTTTCTACTGGAGATGGGATAAATATCCGAGGAACGCCGTGGGACAACTCAGCTGGATATTCGCTCGGAGTTACAGTCACTTCGCTGACTCAGTTAACCGTTACCGTTGCCAACTCTGGAGCGACATCTGGTTCGCTTGAATATGCGCCTATCCAGCTTGATGTGCCGCAAGCCGCATACTCAGAAACGCTGTCCGCCAGCGGGTCTGGCGGTACCTTGACTCCGGTTCAGATGGCTAGAATCACTGGTGAAGACCTTGGGTCTGGTGGCCTTTTTGGAAAAGCAAGTGCGGTGTTTCTATCAAACGGGTTCTAAAAATGCACCGTCGCAGCCTGACTTCAATAAAGGCAAACACCTGTAACACAATTGATGATGTAACTGGAATGGTTGTTAAGCTAGACCAGACATCCACAAGGTGGGACGGCATTCAATGCACAGAAAGGAATATGGAGCCGAGACAGCCGCAAGACTTTCTTCCATCTCCAAGACCAGCACAAGCCTATTCCTATGCGAGACCAGATGTCCCAATGCCAACTGCCACGCCGCCTGACTGGAATGCTTTGCCATGAGTTTTCGTTCGTTTCTTCCATTCACGCCTGAGAATGTAAATAACTTCCAACTCACGCTTGCCGAGATGATCAAGTATTCGGCTGAGCTTATTCAGGTTGGGGTTGATGGCGAGCCTTTCCAGGATGATTATGCAAAAAAAGCAATTATAGCGGCAAATCTTGCAATGCTTGAAATGCAGGCCAAGGGGTTGATTATTACCTCTTATCGGGTTGGGTATTTGTTTGTCACACAAGGACAACATACTTATGTAATCGAGGACGAGCATTCAACAAACGATTACCAGCAAAACCAGATTTCTGTTACCGCAACAGGTGGAAACACATTCACACTACAGCCTGCTGGTACTGCCGCATCGATAGAGCCAATTCTTCCTGGTGATTATGTCGGGCTTACCCTGAATACCGGGAATTTGTTTTGGACAAAGTGCCAATCATTTACTTCCCCGACCCTCGTAACAACTGATTCAATTCCGAGTGAAATTGGTGCGGGGCAGTATGTTTTGAGTTATACAAAGACCATAAAGCAGATTTCAAGAATTCACCAGATATGGCGCAGGGACAACTATATTTCTGATGTGCCAATCCAGATGCTTGGCCAACAGGAATATGATGTACTTCCGTTCAAATTTACCACTCAAGGACTTTCATCACAAGCATACTACAAGCGGGCAATCCCAAAAGGTATTCTTGAATTATGGGCTGTCCCGATGAACTCCATGAGCATATTCGGGTTTTGGTACGAGAGTAAACTTGGCCAGTTAATGGAAATGACATCCGTTATTGACCTTGACCAATTCTACTATCCTGCTTTCACTTACCTTCTCGCTACGAGGCTGTGTGATGTCTTTGCTGTGAATCCCGCTGTCAAGCAAAGCATAGGACAAACCGCCTCCATCATCATGTCAGAGGCGCTGAGCTACGATGATGAAGTAACCCCTGTAAAAATCTCACCAAACAGGCGTGTATGAGACAGCAAATGAGGCTTGGCGGCAGAAGCCGCGACTTGCGCTCAAGGCAGTCAAGGGAGCAGGTTATAAATTGTTACCTTGAGCTTGACAATGATGGCGAGTTTAAGCGCCTATCACGCACGCCGGGATTCAAGTACAAAATAACTGTCGGCACTGGAATAATCAGGGGAATTTATTCAACCGGAAATGATGTCTACGTTGTTTCTGGTGATGAGGCTTACAGGATTTCAGTAAGCCCATTCGGAGACCTGTTCGCCCATCTAATCGGCAATGTTTCTGGCTTTGAAGGGTCTGTCTCTATCAATGCTATTGGCGCAGATAACCCTCAGATCATGTTCCTGACATCTGGAAGCGGGTATATCTACAAAACACTCGACAGTTCATTCACAAAAATTACCGATGCTACGTTTGATCCAGACTATTCGGCTGTTTCTTTCAATGACAGGTTTTGGCTTAACAAACCAAATTCAAACCAGTTCTATGCTTCAAACATCCTTGATGGATTAACTTATGACGCTTTGTTTTTTGCACAGGCAGACAACAATCCTGATCCTATTGTTGCAATGGGGCAGATTGGCACAAGCATTCTTTTGTTTGGAGAAAATTCCACTGAGCAATGGTATGACCCCGGCACCACAACCGTCGGATTTACACTTCTTCGTATTCAGGGAGCGACCTTGAATAGAGGGATTGCTTCTGCTGCTTCACTAGCTCAGTGGGAGAACAACCTGTTTTGGCTTGCTGATGACTACACTGTCAGGTCAATCAGTAGTGGCGGAATGGAAAAAATATCAGACCTCCCGCTTGAGACCGAGATAACAACCTATTCCACCCCAAAAGCCTGTATTGGTTTTGTCGTAGACTACCCATATTACAAGTGCTATGTGCTGAATTTTTACAGGGACAATGTGACATGGTGCTATGACATCATGAGGAAGATATGGCACAAGCGAAGTTCAAATGGCGGCAAGTGGAAGATTGCCTGTGCTGCAAATTTCAATAATTATGTGATTCTTGGCGGGTACTCAACCGGAAACCTGTATGTCATGGACGGCAGTACTTTTATGGACGGAGAGGACAAGGCTTTAATGCGGTTTGTTACCCCAGCCCATACAAATGATGATACGTCAATGACCTATTCAAACATGGAGCTTGTGGCCGATATGGGCGTTGGGACAATAGGTGATGTAAATGCATTGGGGATCAAAGAACCGCTTCCGCTTGATGCCACCTTGAATGCTTCAAGGTCGGTTGATGGTGGGTTCACATACCTATCGCTTCCTAGCCGCTCTTTGGGTCGCGTTGGCAACAGGTCAAACAAGATGATATGGAGAAATCCTATCAGGGTGCCTAGGACAAACAACCTTGTCCATGCTTTTGAGACTGACGGGGACTTCCCGGTCAACATTTATTCTGCGTACATAGACGGGGTGCCGGGCCTTGTATAAGGGAAACAAAATAGGGCTTTATGACAAGACGGTAGTAGGACAGTCATTCTCCCAGCAGGTTGTGCTTGGCTTTAATGGGCTATTTGACAGGGTTGCTGATGATGTCTTTCTGTCGTGGGGTGTTCCTGCTGGGTCTCTTGGGGCGATGGGCGACAAGGCGATAGACGTGTCGGCTTCTCCGTGGGTTCCGTACAAAAAGACGGGTGCTGCGGCATGGACAGCTCAAGCCGCGCTTGACAATTCCACCCATGCTTTCAAGTTGATTACTGCAAAAAGTTAGCGTACACTACCAATACCGTAAGAGCCGGTATTCTAAATCCAATGAGGCTCTTATGGGCATTACCGCCACAAATTCAATCTCGACTAAAATTGCTGCACTAGAGTCAGTAATGCTGGATATGGAGCAGCGTGATGCTCCTGCGCGACATATATTTGGTGACGGAATATACATAAGGGAAGTAACACTAAAAGCTGGATCGTACGCAATAGGGCATTATCAAAAAACAGCCCATGTAAATATCATGCTCACTGGAAGAGTAACGATGATTCGTGATGATGGGTCTCAGGTTGAGCTTGTCGCCCCGCTAACATTTATTGGGTCTCCCGGTAGAAAGGTTGGCTATATACATGAAGATACCGTTTGGCAGAATGTATATTGCACACACGAACAGAATGTTGATGTGCTTGAAAAGACTTACCTTGAAAAATCAGACGAGTTTTTAAATCACCAGAAACACAATCTCATTGAGAAAACTGGATATTCTGCCTTTCTTTTAGAGAAAGGGATTAGCCAAGATATTGCTACCGATCAAACAGAAAACAAACAAGATCAAATTCCATTGCCTTGGGGCGCTTACAAGTTTGCGGTCAAAAAATCAAATCTGCATGGAATTGGCCTGATTGCATCCTCTGACATAGAAGCTGGAGAGGTTATTGCTGCTGCTAGAATTGGTGATAAAAGAACCCCTGTTGGTCGGTACACAAATCACTCTGACTTTCCAAATGACTGGCTCGCTCTTTCAGCCGTTGGTCGGATTCATTACCGATCGGAAGCCAAAGCCTTATTCTCTGGTGTTGGGA